ATTATACTAAATGAAAATTATTCATTTTATGGAAAAAATATTAATAAAATATTACAAGATTTGAATAAAATATGTAATGAAAATAATTATTATAATATTGATATAACATCAAAAATAAATAACTATTTATCAAATATAATAAAACCATTAAATGATGGAAGTTATAGAATTGTTTATCCTTTGGATAATGATTTTGTAATAAAAGTAGCATTGTCTATTGATGGTATAAAATCTAATAAAACAGAAAAAGAGGCACAGAAAATATTAGGAAAATATAGTGCCAAAGTTTTTTATCATCAGAAAGATTTTTATTATATTTTATCCGAAAGGTGTGATCCGGTTAATAGTCAAAAAGAATGGATAACAAAAGCACTAAATGGTGATGTTGGATTGTATAATAAATTATATAATCTTATATCTAAAGAATACAATTCTCAGTTAGTTAAATATATTGTTTATTATATTATAGGAATATCAATTGACAAAAAATATTTATATGATATATTTGAAGGCGAACAGTATGATATATTTGATGGCGAGCAGATGGATCCTGAAGATAATAATGATCTTTTATCTACAGAATTTGCTAAAAAAGTCATTGAACTTTATCAAAGTGGATATAAATATGCCGTATTAGATTCGGCTTATAGGAATTTGGGATTTGGTTCTGACGGAAGACCTGTTTTTATTGATATGGGATCAACTGATTAATGAATAATTTATTATTAAAAGAGTATATTAAGAGTATTATACTAAATGAAAATTATTCATTTTATGGTAAAAATATTAATAAAATATTGCAAGATTTAAATTATATCAGTGCCCGCCAAGAAAATGATGAAGAATTTGCTGAGGAAGCGGATCAATATCTGGTTCAAATAACCAAAAAACTAGGAGAAGGATCTTTTAGGAGAGTTTATGATCTAGATGATGATTTTGTTCTTAAGATTGCTTTAGTAGAGGAAGGTAAAAACGCGAATCTTTCGGAAAAAGAAGCGTATAAAGTTTTGAAAGAATACAGTCCTAAAATTTATATTCATGGGAAAGATTATAGATATATATTGGCAGAAAAATGTGAAGTAGCATCTTCATTAGAAGATGAAGAATATTGGATGCTAAAATGCATGAATTATGATGAAGAATTATATAATGAATTAAATAATTTTATTTATGAATATATAAAAGATGGGGAAGTTGTAGGCGAAGGAATGAACGATTTATGTAGATTATTTATAATGTATATAATTGGTATATCTATAGAGAATAATTTTTTATCTAAATTTAATTATCGTACAATGAGTGACGAAGATAATAAAAATTTACTTTTATTAGATTTTTCAAAAAAAATTATACATGCATATAACGATGGATATCACGGCCCTATTACAGATGCAAAAATGGATAATATAGGGTTTGGATCTGACGGGCGACCTGTTTTTGTAGATATGGGATCATTTTAATAAATGAATAATTTATTATTAAAAGAGTATATTAAAAGTATTATACTAAATGAAAATTATTCATTTTTTGGCAGTAAGATAAATAATATATTGTATCATATTAATAAAATATATAATAATGTTTATCCTGAAAATGATGATGTTGAGGATGTATACGCTGATGTTTATGATTATTTATATAAAGAACTAGGTTATAGTGACACATACGGCTCATTTAGGCATGTATACGAACTTGATCAAGATTTTATTATTAAAATAGCTAGAAACTATACAGGCGTAGAAAACAATAAATCTGAAAAACAAAATCAAGTATTGTTAGGAAAATTTAGCCCTAAAATATATATAAGTCACAAAGATTATTTTTATATTGTTGTTGAAAAATGCAATACAATTGGTGATTACAATGGATACTCAAGACAGGCTATTGATTGGATTAAAAATGCATTGAATAATGATTATATATTTTATTATCATATAGAGCCAGTATTAACAGAATATAATAATAGATCTGGTATTGACGATTTAATAAAATTATTTGTTAGATATATATTATCAATAGCAGGATTAGAAAATTCATATAATCAATTTAATACATATAAAAATGATGAAATTAATAAAGAAATATTATCATTGCCAATATGTATGCTTATTACCAAGCTATATGATTCTGGAAATACCAAGGGCGTTTTAGACCTTAGAACTGCCAATGTTGGGTATGGTGCAGATGGAAGGTGTGTGCTGTTAGATATAGGTAATTTTGATGGTTGACGCTGTGCCCATCGTAAGCTAGTGAGGGTCAGAACCCTTTGCTTTTGGAAAACATTATGCACGTACCATATGGACACTTCCCCGAATACATTCAAATTCCAATAAGATATATGACGGCCAGCGGGTATTCAGTCTTTGATTGCTCTGGTTTTCCTTTTTCCCCTCCCGTCAAAAGAGAATTTCAGGATGTCCTTCATATAGCTAATTTAATTTATTTAAATCCTTCGGACAATATATTTAATGTGTGGCACGAGGCAGGCCATGCCATCATAGCAGACACAAATTATGCTATGGGTATTAATTGGGAGCCTATTATTACATGTGAATTTAATAATTTTACATATTTTTCTAGAGATGACAAGGAATCATTGGCCTCTATTGCTTGTGTTTATATGGCAGATTTACATGGCATGGATTTTGTCGATGGTCTTGCGGGATATCAGTATATTGAATATGAATATAATCAATGGAAGAAAAATGGAAAACCAATGTGTCCTATTTATGAAAGGGTATTATATATACATAAATGCATAGATAATCATATTGTTCATGAATATCCAATGGATAGGTGGCAACTAGGAACAGATATTGCAAAATATCATGAAGTTCACCCAAAGTCTTATGGTCGTAAAATTACTAAATCTAAAATCAACAAGATTGTATAAAACACTTATACGACCGTTCATCGGGTGATCCCGCCTCCCTATGCGTTAGATGTTGTGACGCCCCCTTGCCTGTGCTATGATGAGTCATCCACGAGGATCATGACGTGTGCTCTGATACTCTTCATACATCTTACATACACACAATGAGAGTGTCAACATGAATCCGCAGCAAGATACCAAAAAGCACGTTCTTCTCGTAGACTTCAACAATATCTTCCACCAGGCACATTCGCCATGGACTCAATCCAACCCGAATGAATCCAACAACGCCGTTATCTTCAATTTTCTAAATGTGATTACATCTACATACAAGAATATGGAAGCAACACATCTTGTATTCTGCTTTGAAGGCAGACCAGAATTCAGAAAGGCTTTGTATCCTTCATATAAGGCGAATCGAAAGAAGGATAAGGATCTTCCTGTCTATACTCATTTTTACCGCCAGATAGAATGGATGCAGAAGAATATTCATCAATTGATTCGCTGCACGTCAATGCGACATCTAAATCTAGAATCAGATGATTGTATTTATGAGGCTTGTCACCGAATTTCTTCTGCTCTCTATAATGAAGATGATGTAATCACAATTATCTCGGCAGACAAGGATCTTATCCAGTGCTTAGATATTGACCCTAGAATCAAACTGTATTCTTCTGTTGGTAAAAGCTACAGAGAAAGGCAGGATAACTTTCTAATGATTAAGTCTCTTGCGGGGGATAGCTCTGACAATATCCATGGCATTGCGAGAGTCGGTGAAGTTCGAGCTAAGCAAATCATTGAGGGTGGAATTGATAAGTGGTTAAATGAGGCTCTAGAGCTTCACTGCGACATATTCAGACGTAACATGAAGATTTGTAAGCTTTACCGTTGGAAAGAATATGAAGAATATGTTTCAACGCATATGGCGGATTCTGAAATTAGTCAGTTGACAGAAAATGCTCAACATATTTTTATGTCTGACAGCAATTATTATCACAATTGCATTAAGGCATTTGGTGATCTAGGAATTAAAGATCCTAAAATGATTGAGAAAGTCATAAATATGAATATGTCTCTTAGGGTAATGCCTGTATAGAGTCGGATTCCCTGTTCTAAATATATCCAAGGTTGACAGGTGTGCTCTGCGGGAGTATACGTCATATCCCTAAACGTATAAACATCAATATAGGTGAATAGATCTATGAGTTATAAATATGAAAATGAATGGCTCCAATTTTTCCCTTTTCCTACTCCGCGAAGAGAACAGGGGGAGGCAATAGGAGATGCAATTGAAGCTATAAAAAATGGAAAGAAATTTGTTTGTCTAGATCTTCCAACGGGAATTGGTAAGTCTTCTATTGGTATCACTCTTATTCGTTGGGCCAATCAATATTTACCTAACCACAGTGAAGATATTAATAATGGAGGGACAATACTTACAACACAGAGAATTCTTCAGTCTCAGTATATGAGAGACTTTGAAGATATTGGATTAAAGAATCTTGAATCTAGATCAAACTATACTTGCCATTTTAATCCAAATGAAAACTGCTCTGAGGCAGTAGATCTAATGAGAATGGTCGGTAAAGATCCCAAGCAAAAATCATTCAATAATATGTGGAGAAGTGAATGCGGCGGAAAAGCAGCAGATTCTAATTGTGATTATGTAAGATCAAGACTTGCATACATTATGTCTCCATTATCTATTACAAGCTTTGCATATTATCTGAATGCTCGCACAATGAATCCTAAGAAGCAATTGCTTGTCATTGATGAAGCACATAATATAGAACAACAACTAATGATGTTCGTTGAGACAAGAATTGATAAGAATTTCTGTGAAAATTTCCTGAATCTTACTTGGCCTGTAAGTGAAGATGACATTCATGAAGATACGCCAAAAGCAATAGAGTCAAGAAAGATATTTATTGAGTGGGTAAGAGATATTTACATTCCTCTTGTCAAAGAAAAAGAAAAAGAGGCAGACGCTAAGAAAAAGAAGTTAGAAGAACTCAACCTTCAGAATTTGTCTGAAGCAAAAGAAATCATCTCAACATGTAATAAGATCATTGATGCCTCAAAAGCCATAAAAGCATTTTATGATGAGTACGTCAAGAATCCTGATAACTGGATTGCACAGGTAGAACTTCGATGGTCAGAGAAAAATGGAAAGAAGACTGTATCCAACAAGTATCTTGTCTATAAGACAGTAGATATCTCAGGCTATGCTAATGGTCTTCTCTATAATAATGCAGATATTGTTGTGGTTATGTCGGCCACTATTCTAAATGGCCCTGCATTTGCTGCTTCTGTAGGCATTCCGGCAAGTCAAACCATTTTCATATCAAAGACATCTCCATTTCCCCCTGAAAACAGAATGGTATATATGATGGGATGCGGAAATATGGCAATGGCAACGAGAGATGACACCTTGCCAAAAATGGTTCAAGCCATAGAAGAGATATTGGATGATCATGAAGGTCATAAAGGCATCATTCACACGCATACTTATGGAAATGCAGAGTATATAAAGCAGAATATTAATTCTAAGTACGCAAAGAGACTTCTGTTTCATGATCCCAAAGACAGAGATCTTGTATTGAATGAACATTGCGAAAGAACGGGAGAGGACACGGTTCTAATATCTCCCTCGATGGCAGAAGGTGTTGATTTGAGAGATGATTTAAGTCGATTCCAAGTTATTATGAAGGTTCCTTATCCTTTCCTTGGAGATCCTTTGATTAAGAGAAAAATGGATATCAATGCTACATGGTATCCATATCAAACAACAAAGATCCTTTGTCAGATGTTAGGAAGATCTATTAGAAATGAATTTGACAATGCTAATACATATATTCTAGATTCCGGTTTTAATGATTTCTATAAGAGAAATAGAAAGTTGTTTCCTGAGTGGTTTGCCGAGTCATACCGAAGTATTTCTGGGCCTAAGTAATTCTTCTTAAAATAAGAAGTGGTGGGGATTATATTTACATTATGTATGATTTATATATAGATGAATATAAATTCTTGGAGATAGTATACATATCATGAATATGATAAGATTAGTTGTTCAAAATTCAAATAAAGATATATGCGCATTTTTAGCTGAAACTGAAATAGAGAAATCACAGGGGTTAAATAATTACGGTGTTTTACCGCAAGGAGCAGGTTTGCTTTTTGTGATGGGATATCCACAGGAAGTTCAATTCTGGATGGATAAGGTTTCCTATCCAATTGATATTATCATGATGGATGAGCAAGGAATTGTAAGAAAAGTATTTAAGAATTGTCTTCCCGGATCTATGGAGAGATATATTGCTTATGATATTAAGTGGGTATTAGAGATGAAGGCTGGTGAGGCCGATAGAAATCTAATTATGCCGGGCTCTTTCCTAAGAGCAATCGTAAAGCCATATGATTTCAGTACATTGGTAAGGCCGGAGCTTCTATGTATTCATGCTTCATATAATTCAACCTTAGAGAATGGTGAATCATATGGCGCAGTAGTTGCTATAAATCAAACACCTATTGGTTGGGGATGGAATAGAACAGTACAGCAGAAGAATCCTCTATTACATGCAGAAATGGTCGCAATGAATGATGCGATACTAAGGGGAAGTTCTATATTGAATGCAGATATATTTACAACTCATATGCCATGCATGATGTGTGGGGCAGCAGCAACTTGGTCAGGCATAAGAAACATTCATTATCTTCTTGATTCTGATCATTCTACATTATTGAAGATTGCAGATAAAACAAAAACTCACATTCCGGCCTTTTATAAACTTTCTATGTAAAATGATATTGACTAATTTGTGAATTGCGTTTATATTGTCTCTACTTTGTAAGATAAGAGGTAATACAGACAATGCAAAACGCAATAGTTACTGGAGTAATAGGACAAGACGGAAGTTATTTAGCTGAATTGCTTCTTTCTGAGGGATATAATGTCACCGGAGTTTATCGAAGGATAAGTTCTGGCACAAATTATGATAATGTAAGTGAATGTTTATCTAATCCAAATTTTAATTTGATTGAAGGCGATATTTGCGATTCTGGATTTATGACTGGATTGGTTATTAATCAAAAGCCAGAATTATTTTTTAATTTAGCCGCGCAATCTCATGTTGGGTATAGCTTTGAAACGCCAGCAGAAACATTTAGAGTAAATGCGGAAGCTGTTGTTGGTCAGTTGGATATCATAAGAAAGCACAGTCCCGAGACTCGCTTTTATCAGGCATCCACAAGTGAAATGTTTGGCGGTCTAAATTGTCCTGTAAATGGATATGATGAGTCATCCGCGTTTGGACCTAGAAGTCCTTATGCAGTTGCTAAAGTGGCCGCACATTACGCTGTGAATAACTACAGGGCAGCATACAACATTTATGCATGTTCAGGAATATTATTTAATCATTCATCCGTAAGAAGACCAAAAGATTTTGCTACAAGAAAGATTGTCGATGGTGTGGTTAGAGTGAAGAATGGATTACAGGAACATGTTCAAATGGGAAATCTTGCGGCATGTAGAGATGAAGGGCATTCAAGAGATTATGTAAAAGCGATGTATATGATGCTTCATAATGAAAATGGTCCTACGGATTATGTTGTGTCAACAGGCGTTACCGTTTCTATAGAAACAATGTTTAAGTATGTCTGTGAAGACCTTGCGGGGTTAAAGTTTGAAGATGTTTATCAGGTTAATCCTAAGTATATGAGGCCATCCGAAGTTCATTATTTAGTAGGTAATTCAAATAAAATAAAAGAAGAATTAGGCTGGGAACCAAATTATACTTGGAAAGATACATTGCGAGAAATGTACGAAAGTGACGTAAAGTCGGTTAGGTAATAATTATGCTTACTCCACCCATGGTTCTATTGATAGTGGTCGCTATTATCGTGATTTTTGCCATCGCTTGGTTAGAGCTTGAATAGTCATAGCCTATGATGCTATAGACTGATCATCGTGAGCTATCTACTCAATAACATTTCGACTAAACACGTAAATAAGGCAAATTAAAATGTCAAATATTCAATCATACTATAATACTTCATCCGACCAATATAATAATTTTTATATTCTTCTCACTTCGATAACAAGTGCTGAATATAATTTGTCTCACCAATATAGAATGGTAGCCAAATTTCATTTGAGAAATCAAGAAATTATGCTATATGAAAAGTTTATTCTTGATATGGCCGATGAATCCCATGAACATTACTTGGAAATGCTAAATTGGTGTTCATTAACATGGAATGGTGAGGGCTCTTATCTTCCGCAAATGTCTGTTGATTCAAATGCTTGGAGATTATCTCCTCGATCTGACGCTCATGAATATTTAGTGCAAATAATGAAAAGCGAAGAAGAAGTTTTGACAATGTATAAAACTTTAGCTAAACTGTGCCCCGAAGAAATGCAAGACTTTGTTGATTCCATGATCACAGAGGAATACAAACATATTCTTGAACTAAGAAGAATGACTAGAATTGCTTTTGTGTAATTATGAAAAAAATACTTTGGATATCTGATTATACTTCTTTAGATCATATAGGCGGCGCTGAACTAACAACGGATGCATATATAGAAACATTGAAGCATGTTGCTGTTGTTGAGCAAGTAAAGACACATGCTTTAAATAGAAGTATGATTGATGCAGATTATGATCTTGTGATCATGGATTCAATGACAAATATAAGATCATTGATTATTTATGATATTATTAAGAAATTTAAGTTTGTTTCTATTGAGTATGACTATAATAAAGTGTCTATGAACAGGCATGTTATGGATACCAATGAAATTAATCAATATTTGAATGGTGATTCTGAGTGGGCAATGTTTTACAAGACATTTTGGCAGCATCCAAATAGAGTTGCTACACTCTTTATGTCCGAAGGGCAGATGAATATTCATATTGAAAAATTTAATGATGCCGGATTAGAAGTAGATAAAAATTCTTTAATTGTTATAGGAAGTAATTTCACAGATAATGCATATAATCTTATTGATAAATTGAACAAGAAAAGAGCCGAGTCCGAATCTTGGATAGAGAATGATTATTTGGTTTTTGATTCTTCAAATCCACTGAAGGGCAGAAAAGAAACGGTCGCTTATTGTGAAGAACATAAAATAAACTATCACTTATTTTCAAATTTATCTCCTAATCAATTGCTTAGGTTAATGAGCAAGTCAAAGGGGATTGTATATATGCCTACAATGCACGATACATGCCCTAGATTGCTTATAGAGGCAAAGATGCTGGGGTTGGATGTCGTAACCAACAACTACGTACAGAACGCAAATGAGGCATGGTTCAGAGATGGAGATTCTTATTCAATTAAAAATTATCTTCTCAAGAATAAGCAATTATTTGCATTATTAATAAATCAATATATTGCGTATAACTCACTCACATGATAAGTTTTGCTGTTCACACATATAATGAAGCTGACGCATTAGATCGAATGATCTATAGTATCATGAAGATAAAGAATGAGAAGATAAACGAAATCTTCATTGTAGATCATAGGTCTAGTGACCATACACAAGATGTCATAGCGAAGTATAAGGATTCTCATCCAAGAATAGAAATCAATTCATATTATGAAGAGAAAGATTTTGGCGGAGAATCTAAATTTACATTTGCAGATTTAAGAGATTTTACAATAAGAAATACAAAGAATGATTATGTCGTATTATCTGATTCTGATTTTATATATGGCCCTGGATTTGATACGACAATAGAAATGGCGTGTAATGTATTTTTATCAAATCCATCTATGTATGCATTAACTTATGAAATTCCAATAATTAAACAACATGTTCAATTTGAAAATTCAAGAATAAAATCTTATGGAGAGGATTCTTATGTTCATCCTCATGCAGCGAGAATCTTAAATAAAAACTTAGGAAAATATATGCAGAAATATATGGATGGCCTGATAGAATGGTTTTATCCAAATGATTACGAGTATCTTTATTTTAAATTAGATATTGGATCAGGTTCTGTGTTATCCATTGATATAAAAAATAATGATTATTCTAAAATGAGAAATAAAATGAATCATTTTCAAAAATTAATTGTAGACAATAATACATCTTCTAATTTTTTAGAATATCTTGATGAAAAAGATGACAATATTAATGAATATAATCACGGTCATGATATTAAAAAGATAAAACTTAATAGAGATTTCTATTATGTAGAAAATAAAAATTTAACATTATAAAAATGGACAAAATATATGGCAAATGGTGTTTATAAAATAACTGAAGATTTTGAATCTGCATTGGGCAAATATACTGGCGCTCCATATGTAGTTACCGTAGATAATGCAAGTAATGGCTTGTTTCTTTGCTTAATGTATGAAAAAACAAAGGGTATGGAAATTACAATTCCATCCAGAACATATATGTCTGTCCCTTGCTCTATAATACATGCAGGAAGCAAGGTAAATTTTGAACAAGTAGAGGGCACAAAAATAAAAGGTGCATATCAGCTAAAGCCAACGAAAATATGGGATGCTGCATTATCTTTTACACATAATATGTATAAACCTGGAACGCATATGTGCATTTCATTTACAGGCCCAAGCAAACATTTCAAGTTAAGTAAGGGTGGGGCAATATTGACGGATGATTACCAGGCATATCTTTGGTTTAAGAGAGCTAGATTTTCTGGAAGAAGGGAATGCTCTTATTTTAATGATAACTTCGATATGATTGGGTGGAATTTCTATATGATGCCTGAGCTAGCCGCCAGGGGATTATTGCTTATAGACCAGTTTTATGATAGAGATACAGGGTTGCCATTAGATATGCCTGATCTAGAGCTTTCGTATCCAGATTTATCTAAGTATGAAGTTTATACAAAAGCAAATCGCGAAGATTAAATATGAAAAAAAGATGTATAATAGGCCATGGGGCTTTTGCAAAAGAAGTGTATGCTTTATGCGAAGATGAATCTATAGAGTTTTTTGTAGATGACCATTTTATCGACAAAGATACTCCATGTTTCGTTGGGCCTATATCTAATTTAGATTTAGACACTTATGAAATAGTCATAGCGATAGCCGATCCCTCATCAAGAAAAAAAATATCTGAAAAATTAGGTAATAATGCTAAGTATTTCAATGTAATACATAAAAGTGTTATATTTTATGACAATAATCATATAATTGGTAACGGAAGTGTAATATGCCCAAATGTAGTTATATCCACAAATGTAGTGTTAGGAAAACATTCACACATATATATAGGTACAAACATAGGTCATGACTTTCTATCTGGTGATTATTTTACAACGGCAATGGGAGTTAATGTTGCAGGAAATGTAACTGTTGGTGATTGTGTTTACATGGGAAATAACTCTACCGTAAAGCAAAAAATAAATATATGTAGTAATGTTACGATAGGTCTTAATGCTGGCATCGTAAAAAACATAGAAAAAGAAGGAACTTACATAGGAACACCCGCAAAATGTCTCATCCCGTAATAAACATTTTTATTTCATTTCGATGTAATTACAAATACGTAAATGAGTGTTTATCTTCTTTATATGTTCAAAAAAATATAAATAGAGAATTAATTAAGTTATTTATATATGATGATTTAACTCCAAGGGAAGATGATAGTTTTGAGTATAAGAAATATTCAAAATCTATTAATAGATTTTTGTCTTATTTTAATTATGAGTATCATTATAATGTTGATAATATTGCTAAATACAATTTACATGGTATTTACGATATGTTTTCAAAAATAAATAAAAATGAAATAATTGCTTTTTTAGATGGTGATGACAAGTTAGTCGGAGAATATGTATTAGAAAAATACATTAAAGAATATGAAAAAGAAAATATAAAAATTGTCTTTGGTAATCCTTTTCCTGATATTTCATTCAATAATGTTCCGACGTATTCAAAGTTTGAATACAAAGATTTTTTATATCAGATAGTTAGAAATGTAAAATGGTTTTCATATCATATGAAAACAATAAAATCAGATCTTATATTAGATCATGATTATGATATAGATTTATTCAAAATAAATGGAGAGCCGCTTATACCCATAGATCAGGCACTTTTTTACGAAATAATAGAGAAAAATAAAATAGATAAACACAATATTTCTTATATAGAAGATTATAATTACTATTATAGAATATATGAAGGCAATAAATCCGAATCTTATATTAGAAAAATGCAAGAGCAAGAAATTATTATACGAAATAAACAAACAGACTATTATAAAAAATTAAATACAAATGAACACAACAAATGAAAATGAAGAGACACCATTAGAAGAAAATAATAATTCTCTAGAAATACAAAAAAAACATAAAATATCTTGGAGCCAATATCGCTTGTGGAAGAATTGCCCACATAAGCATTGGTTGATATACAGAGAAGACGAACCAAGAGATCCGCCAAGTAAATTTACTGATTATGGAACATGCATTCATAATACAGCGGAGGATTGGTTTAGAGAGATACAGTCTGGTTTAGTCCCTGACTTTGATATACCTCATAGGTTCTTGATGCATTTCATGAACATTGCGATGCCTAACCAACTTAACAAGGTATATTCACCTTTACAGGCATTCAAGAAAGATGAGTTGGCTGAATGGGTAAGGGCAGGCAAAGAAAGCTGCATTGAACTAATTCAGTTTATAGAAAACAAATATCTTAAAAATGGATGGGAAGTTTTCTCTCCAGAACATGATCTATTAACTCCTTTAGATGAAGAACATCATAAGGATTATTATTTCAATGGATTTGTTGACTTAATCTTAAGAAAGGGTGATAAATTTAAAATATTGGACTATAAGTCTTGCTCATGGGGATGGGGGAAAGACAAAACATCTGATCCTAATGTGATAGGGCAGGTACAAGCATATGCTCACTTTTTCTTTAAGCAACATCCTGAATTAGTTAAAGATATTGAGAATATAGAAACTTCTTATATCTTAGTGAAAAGAACGGTGTCCACAGGATTTAGGATAGAAGAGCTAGGGGTTCAGGTCACGGATAGCGTAATAGAAGAAATTCTAAATAATTTTAGAAATATGATAGACCACTTAGAGAAAGGTACTCATCCTTATTGGGGTACAATTAATGGTGAGTGTTCATCTTATGGTGGATGTAAGTTTGCCGGAACTCCTAAATGTAAATTTGGTAGAAAATAACATAGCATTTTCTATTGAGTAGCTTCTATATCTGTGATATATTATTGCCATTGGTTTCATGAAAATAAAAGGTGATAATAAATGTCTCAAGAAAAAATAGAAGTTTCAATACAAAGACCTGTCGGGGCAGAAAAGAAAATAAGAATTCTTACTCTATCCGATACTCCACTTGCTACTTCCGGAATCGGAATACAGGCAAAGCAGCTTATTATGGGATTACTTGATACAGGTAGATATCAGGTTTTTTCTATTGGCGGTGCGGTTGCTCACCATGACTACAATCCCCAGGTAGTTACAGAATACAATGGCGATTGGGTTATTTTTCCAACAAAAGGGTTTGGTGATGATTCCAATGTTCATCAATGGCTAAGGCAGTTTAATCCTGATATTGTGCTTGCGTTTACCGATCCTAGATTCTTCATTCACTTATTTAAGACAGAAGATGAAATTAGGGATATGGCACCATTGATTCTATGGACTGTTTGGGATAATGAGCCTATGCCTCTCTATAATAAAGAGATGTATAGCTCTAGTGATGACATTGTGTTTTTCTCTCGATATTCTTATGAATTCCATAAACCTATGCAAGATATTGTTGAGTGTAATTTTCATTGCTGTGCTCTTGCAAGAGAGAATGGCCTATTCTTTCCTATGGAAGAATCAATGAGAAAACAAGCCAGAGCTAAAATATTTGGTGATAAAAATAAAACAAATACAAACTTTTTGTATGTATCAAGAAATGCGCGAAGAAAAAGGCCGTCGGATATCTTAGTAGGCTTTCAGAAGTTCATCAATAGACTAACGCCTGAAGATAAAGCAAATAGCAAGCCAGTAATGATTATGCATACAAATCCATTAGATCATGAAGGGCCGAATCTATTTGAAGTTGTAAATCTCTTAGGTCTTCAAGATTATGTCTTGTTTTCTAGCGCAAAGTCTACAGATCAAGATATGAATATTCTCTATAATTCAGTAGACTGCACAATCAATGCTTCTATGAATGAGGGGTTTGGTATGTCTGTTCATGAGTCATTACTAGCGGGAACTCCCGTTATAGCAACGAGAACGGGCGGAATGACAGAACAAATGACAGATGGTGAAAATGTCTTTGGGATTATCATGGATCCTGACCAGAAAAATTTAGTAGGATCCCAGCTTGTTCCTTATATCTTTGAAGATCTTGCCTCGCCAGATACCATTGCGGATAGCCTAATGACAATGTATAGGATGCCAGCAGAAGAACGAAGAAAGTTAGGTCTTATGGGTCAAGAGCATTTAGCAAAGAATAATAAAATGGAAGATATTATTACTTTCTGGGACTCTTTGCTCACAGAAAGAGTTAATGATTATAAGAATCCGGAAAGAGTTAGATACAATTTTAGAAAAATGTAATTATGAATAAAAATTTACTTGAAGACATTAAAAAAAGAGGATTAATTTCCAATATTATATTAGAAGAACAACTTGTATTTTCTATAAATAGTGGTAATAAATATGCTTATCTGGGCGTAGATCCTACAGCACCAAGTCTTCATTTGGGAAATTTATTGCCAATAATATTGCTTATTCATTTATCTAAGATCGGAATATCTCCCATAATATTATTAGGTGGGGCAACTGGCATTATAGGAGATCCATCAGGGAAAGACTCTGAAAGAAATCTTTCGGATATTGATAATATTAATAAAAATTTAGATTCTATTAAAATTCAAATTGAAAAAATATTTTCTAGTGATAATTTTAAAATAGTCAACAACCATGATTGGATAAAAAACATATCATATATACATCTTCTTCGTGATATAGGAAAACACTTTTCCGTTAATAAGATGATATCAAGAGAATCGGTAAAGAAGAGAATAAATGAAAATGAAAATGGAATAAGCTATACTGAATTTTCTTATATGATATTACAATCATATGATTTCTATCATTTATTTGAAAATTATGGATGCTCATTACAAATAGGAGGCAATGATCAATTAGGTAACATTTTATCTGGAATAGATTTGATCAGAAGAAAACTTGATAAACAGGCTTATGGTATAACATGTCCATTACTGCTAAATTCTTCCGGAGAGAAATTTGGAAAAAGTGCCGGTAATGCTATATGGTTAGACCCGAATAAAACAAGCCCATATGAATTTTATCAATACTGGATGAATACTGACGATAATGAAGTATATAAATACTTAAAACTTTTTACATTTATAGATTTAGACGAAATAGAAAAAATTTATGAAATGCACATGCGCAACCCGCACGAAAGATATGCTCAATCTATACTTGCCAAAGAACTAACCAAAATGATTCATGGAGAAGACGAGCTTGCAAAAGTTATTAAAACCACAGACATTTTATTTAACAAGATTTATAAAAATATTCTTAATATAGAAGACATATTATTAATTATTGATAATATTGATACATTAACCATAGAAAAGTCAAATATTGAAATTGTAAAAATTACTGATATTATATTAAAACTAGGAATAGTAAATTCAAATACCAAGGCAAGAGAAATAATAAGACAGGGTTCTTTGTATATTAATAATCATCAAATTAAAGATGAAAAATTTGCAATAATTGAATCATTTTTAATAGATGATAGATTTATTATCGTAAGACACGGTAAGAAAAATAACTATATTGTTCAATTTGTATAGTATTTACATAATATAATCATATATATAGGAATATATTATAATGTCAAGGTTACTAAAAGAAGTTCCACTAAGAAATCAAAATACACAGCAATCGCAACCTTCACCTGTATTTAAAGATCCGATTCAATCTGCATTGGAAGAGACAAGAAAGCATCATGAACAAATGATGATGAGGGAAATGATGAGAGAGATGGGAGGCTCTGTTCCGTCTTCTCATCTTATGCACAATAATCCCCCTCAAAGAAATTTAGATGCGCGACAGGCTTACGGCGGATATCAACCATCACAATTACTAAGGGAAGTTCCTAATGTCGATGCGTTTAGGGATCCTGTTCAAAGGGAAAGAGCCGGCGTACAAATATTAGGTGAAGTTCCTAATCAGAAGAACACGGCGAGAGGAAACAATAAAGCATTAATCAATGAAGAGCAAATTAAAATTTGGAATAATGTATTAAAATTTTATGAAAGTAGAGGAAGCTACAAAAGTAAATTTTTTCAAATTGCATCTCTTGATATTAACGTAAATAATGGAAATCCGATTGATTATGTTTTGCATCAAAAGATGAATGATAGTATTTACATCAACAATCCTGTTCATGATGAATATCAACTTTCCATGCTGAATGAAAATAAAGCATCTAATTATACTGTTACTACTTGCAATATGGGTGGAATTAATATAGAATTGATCAAGGGTTAGTAAGTATAACCCAAAATCATTATTCTGTAGAGGTTTCATAATGAGTCAGTCAGAAATACAAGAATTCGTAGAGCCATTTTACAAAGTTTGCGTAAGGGGTCCGGCCCACACACGTTCTGGATATGGAGAGTATGTAAGATCTCTCCTCAGAATACTTAGTCAATATGTTGAGTATGAAATTACACTTCAATCAACAAGGTGGGGACAAACTCCTTATATCTTCGATAAGGCGCATCCTGATATGGAATTACTCAACGAGTTATCCATAAGAACAAAGGCTGAATATGATGCGAAGATAAAATACGATGTATCTTATCAGGTTCAGTTACCTAATGAATGGGATCCTCAGTTAGCCAAATTCAATATAGGTGTCACTGCGGCTACAGAAGTGGATAGGGTAACTCAACAATGGCAAGAATGCTGTAACCAAATGGACTTGGTAATTGCGATGAGTGAGCACACAAAAAGATCACTTTTGAATGGCCCTATAGAAATCACAACGCCAATCATTGTTTTGGGATCCTGCTTCAAGGAATGTTTCACAGATGATATCTATCATCCAACCGACTTAGGTTTGGATATTGATCCTAAGGTGAAAGATCTTTTCCTTCATGTAGGGCAGATATCTGATATGGACCCAATGCGTGATCGCAAGAATACATATGGTTTGATATATGCTTTCAAGAAAGCATTTGCCGTTGATCCAACGAAGGGTCTTATACTCAAAGTTAACATGGGAAGAAATCATTATCTAGACTTCTCACAGACATCGGCATCTATCAATAAATTCATTGAGGTCAACGGACTTCAGCATTCTAGGGCAAATATTTATCTTCTTCATGGAACAATGACGGATAAGCAAATGGCGTCTTTGTATAGACATCCCAAAGTAAAGGCATTTGTCTCTTTCACAAGAGGCGAAGGATTTGGGATTCCTTTCTTAGAGGCCGCCGTATCTGGATTGCCTATCATTGCTGCAAATCATTCATCATATCCAGAGTTTCTAACTGTAGGTAGTGAAACATGCTTTTGTAAGGTAGATCATGAAATGGCACCTGTTCATGAAAGATTTGTTGATAATAATATTATCCCTCAAGGGGCAATGTGGGCTGAAATCCATCCAGATAGCATGGTGAAATCTCTAACTAGGTTTGCTGAAAAAGGCACTGACGTTCCTCGTCAAAAGGCAGGGAAAGCAAAGTCATATGTCGTGAGTAAATACGACAAGGTAAATATGGCAATAGAGCATCAGAGATCTCTAAGAACACTTTTTCCGGATAAATTCTAATAATAAAAATGAAAAAATTCTTTCTAAATATGTTTGAAAGTGTAGTTGGTGTTGTTGAGGGCATTAACTTAAATTTAAGATGGCAGCAAATTATTATTTATGCTTTTCTTATTTGTCTTGTTTTGAATATAGCAATGTTTGTTGCTTTGTTTGGGTGGACAGCAATGTTTATTTTGGCAATTATTTCTTTAATAATTGTTTGTTTATTTGAATATGCATATATTGTAAGATTTACAAAAATAATCGTAGCAATGGAAGATGCAATCACAGGATCTATGGATGAGATAAATGATTCGATAGATGAATTCAATAATCTTATCAAAGAGCTTCCGTATATTGAAGATTATGCAGCTACGGTAAAAATGAGAAATTCTATTATATCAATAAAAATGAATTTAATAGAAATACCTACGTTAATAGACAGAGCAATTAAGAATCAATCTTCTGATGCTATGATTGAGGATGATGAGCAAGAAGAAGACAGTAATGTGGGAATCGTATTCGCCTCTCCACCTAGAGAAGAGACTGAGGAAGAGTTCTTAGAGAATCTAAGAAGGCGAATGGAAAGCTTAGAGAACGAACAATAAAATGGGGTCAAGATAAATGACGACTGAAATCAAAAGAGTTGAAATTGACAGAGATAATAGCCCACTTCAAGCTTTGCGAGATGAGGCATTGGAAGAAGGAAGAGAAAGATCTGAGGGAAGTTCTAATTTTATCAAAAAGATAAAAAGATCAAAGGGAAAAGCAAAACATTATTTTGGTGATGAAGCTCAGGTCGGCATTGAGGAATATTTATCCCATTTGCTAGGAAATGTTAAAATTCCATACGATGGTAATTTGGATAATTATTTATTAAATGGAAAATTTACTCAAAATTCTTCAATGGAGGGTAATTATTTCGGATCTGTTTCGGGATACTTTGAAGGATACGTAAATGAGTCTCCTCATCATGGGTATATAGAGGATACATGCAATGGATATTTGAGCGGAACATTCTCTGGCCCAACATCAAATGGCTCTACAAACCTAAATGGATATTTTACAGGTAATTTTGTCGGATCATTTGAGAATGTTGCTTGTCATCAAATCTACGATCATAAAATAAGGGTTGCTTTTGAGGCATTGGTAAATGGTATTATTCATACATACAAGATAAATTTTTATGGTGAAGATGTTTACCACATTGGCCATGAAACAGTCACATTTCTATATGAAACTTTATCAAAGTACGACCCTTCAAAAACAAAGAAGGCATTCTCTTACTTCAACGTTTGCGCAATGAACTTTCTATTCCAAAAGTCAGGCGCTCTAAAGAAGAGCCGAAATAGAACTTTGGATATTATGGATGCAAATGTAATCAATCATATCAATGAGTGGGATAAACCATCTTACTCACAGAATTATGAAGATATTTTAGAGGGAGAAGAGTTCTATCACTTACTGGTCAAAGAATTAGACAATTGGGCAATTATACCCAACCTACATCCAGATGAATATAGAATGATAGAAACAATAAAAATACTTATTAATAATTCTGCGGATATAGAAGTAATTAATAGAAAGATTATCTATCAATTAATTAGAGAAATAGGCAATTTTACTCCGACAGATGTTACAAAAAGATTTAGAAGTATTAGAGAAAAATATAAGAATTTTAAAAATAAATACGACAATGGATACGTATAAATAATATGGGATTAGAATCAATAGAAGTAGTAGACTTAATCAATGAGGTTATTTCTAAGATAAATGAAGATAGAGAAACCGCAAGGCAGTTCTTGGATTCACTATCAAGTGAAATGGCTGAAAAGGAAGATCATGCTATCTTTGGTGATGTTGCAAATAAATATATGAAATCTCTTCATAAGACAACAGACCAAATGACAAAATTAATTGAACTTGTCCTAAAATACAGAGAAGAGGAAGAGGAATTTTCTTTAGAAAAATTGCAAGATTTAGTTAAGAAAACTCCATCCAAAGACTACAATGATGATGAGGAATATTTATAATGGAAAATAATAATGATGCATTATCAAAAGAACAATATGAACAAATAAAACAAAAATTAACTGAATTAGAAAAACAATATAAAGAAAAAATAGAACAGCTAGCTATTGTCACAAATGAATTGGCTGATATAAAATACAAGATAAATATATGTTTTGATTTAATTAATTCTTACTATAGCGAAGAGGTTACTACCAAATAATTAAATGGCAGGAGTTTTAGGACCACTTACCCCCAATACATTATCTGATCCATTAGTATTGGATCGCAAATTAGCTAGGGAACAATTACTAACTCAAAGTAAAGGGTCGGATTTCTTTCAGGCTGCCATTGTATTAGAGATAGATCCGATAGGTGGTCTTTTTGGTAATAATGGGGAGACAGAGGTTGGGTGCCCACGGTTTAGTATTCGAGCAAGAATATTGAATCAGACAGCAGAAGGCGGCAATGCTGACTTCATGAATGACACAGATCAGTTGCCTGTTTATTTTCCATTTGAACCAAATTATCATGAATATAATCCAATCAAAGTTGGTGAGAAAGTTTGGGTATTTGAACTTAATGGATTGCAGGGAACAGTGCAGAGATTTTGGAAAAGCAGAATCAATTCTCCCGCTGCTCTAGATTTAGCAGATTTTGTAAGGCCAACAAATAACTATTCAGATGCTTCTTATGAGGCGAATATAGGAAGAGAGCCTGATTCCCCAATACAGGATGTCAATTTAGATAGAAGAATTTCTGATACCGTGGATAAAGTTGCCTCAAGGGATCCTAGTGTCTTTGGGGACGTAGACATTCCAGATAATGCCCGGTCGTCCTTTTCCAGAGTGACGCAAGATTCCGCATTGAAGTACGGATTTGTAAATGAAGCATTTCCTGAATGGTTTTATAGGCCATCAGATAAAGTAGGTCAGGGATCAAATAACTCAGGATATCTATTCGGAACAAATATGTTTACAATAGAATCCGAAGAAGATGTCATAGAAGACATAGCTGATCTAATGTCTATATTTGGTGCTTCTAATGATGCTTCTGATTTTTCAAATGCAAATGACCGTGAAGTAATGGTTGCGGATAGATCATTGATATCTGTAAATGCAAAAGAGAAAACAGCATTGGGTATTTTAGTTGCTGGTAGAGAATATTATGTAAATTCTTTTACATTCGATTCATCTACGCTCGCTGTGTTCGAGAACTTTACCATAGATAGTATTCCTGCTTTCTCAAGTGCCCTAGAATCAATCGGAGGAACGAATCAGGAAGAATCCCCGTCCTTGCTAGCTAGAAGCTCTAATATACGTTTGTGGGCTCGCGATACAGTTGTTGTAGGCATTGATAACGGCAATGGTATGTTTATGTCTAATGAAGACAATGGTACATTTATATCAAAGTTTGACGGATCTTATCTGTTTAAATCTAGTGAAACTGAATTACAAATAGATCCGGAAATCATATCGCTTTCTATAGGTGGCTCCACAATGGATATGTCATCTGATAGTATAGAGATAAATGCATTGGCTAGTTCTATGTCTATGAACTCTTCGGGAATATCTATGACTACATCTAATTTAAATTTATCTAGTGTAACTCAATTTTCTTTCCCGGCGACAATAACGACGGGTGGCCCTATTTCATTTGCATCTCCAGCCTCATTTGGGACTGCACCAATTCCAGTTGTGAATAAAACGACAATGGATGCTTTATCTGCTGCCATAGTCACGGCGTCTGGTAATCCCGCATTGGCTGCTGCTGGCCCTGCTGCCCCGGCAATAGTGGCGGTACTAACTCAGATAGCAGCTTCTATAAACGGACTTCCTTATTCCCCAAATCTAAGTGGATAATACTATATATTAGTATGAGTAATAATCCTTTACAAAGCGCATCTACGCCTAAAATATCTAGGAAATTCGTTTATAATGCGGATGGTACGGATGTAGGTCAGTCAAGAAATACAAGCTCATCAAATGTGAAGAATCCAATAGCTATCTCTACTCCAATGGCTATATCCGAAAGATTTGGTATGTTTGATATGAGAGAAGATATTTTAAGTGTAGTCAAAGATCAGTTAAAAATGATATTGCTTACAAATAAAGGTGAAAGGGTTGGTAATTATGATTTTGGAGCAAATGTAAGAGCAATCTTGTTTTCTCAGATTGAAAATGATATAGAAGACATATTAATAGAAAACATACAGAAAAATGTTGAAAAATATATGCCTTTTACAAGACTTATTTCTTTTAATTTATACACAGGAAATGAAATAGAAGATTTACAAGAAAATGAAATGTTAATAGAAATTACTTTTTCTGTAGAATCTTTAAATTTGCAAAGTAGTGTTGAGGTAATTTTCTAAGGTAAAAATAATATGGCTAATAATAGAATAAATTATCTTAATAAAGATTTTGATCAGTTAAAATCCTCTTTGATTAGATACGCTAGAGAGAACTTCCCTTTGGCGAATCAAGATTTTAGTGAGGCTTCATCTGCCGGTATGCTTATTGAATTAGTGGCATACGCAGGCGATGTAATGTCTTTTTACATTGATCATGCTTACAATGAGCAATTTATTGATACAGCCAATGAGACGACAAATATTCAAAGAATAGCGGCAAGGTATGGATATAAAATTCCTGGCCCTAGCCCTGCAATTGCGTTGTGTAAATTTGTCATACAAGTTCCCGTTCTTCAAAGCGGAAACGCAGCAGCGCCAGCGCCAGATCTTAGAGCAGCGCCAATTCTTTTACCAGGTACAATTGTCCAATCAAATTCTGGCATTGATTTCACTTTAACAAATAGAATTGATTTTACTGACTCAACAAATGCCACTTTTGTTGCGGGAGACAGAGATAATCTTGGTAATCCTTTGAATTTTCAAATTATTAAAAATGGATTTGTTATTTCGGGTCAGACTAAATCAATCAATATAAATGTTGGAAATTTTGTTCAATTTAGAGAAGTATTAGTTCCAGCTAAAGACATAACGCAAATATTGGAAATATCTGATTCTCAAGGTAATTTATATTATGAGGTTGATAATCTATACCAAAATGTAATTTATCAAGCAGTAAATAATACATCAAGAAACACTGAATATGAACCGGAACAACTTCTTAAACAGATTTATGTTCAAAGAAGATTTACTCAAGAATTTCAGTTGGGATCTAGATTTACGAAATTGACGTTTGGTTCTGGTGATCCTAGCAGCACAGATATTGATTCTATTCCAAACCCAGGTAATTTCTCTACGCCACTTTTCGGCAAGACAACATTCTCTAATTTCACGATAGATCCATATAGATTTACTCAAACATCTACATTAGGGATAGGTCCGGCAAATACGAATATTACTATTCGATTTAGATTTGGTGGCGGTAGCGGTCATAATGTGGCTGAAAATAATATACGAAAGATTAAAATTCCATTACTACAGGAACCTCATCCTAATGCTGCGATTACTTCTGCCGGATTAAGAAAGTCGATTGTTCAAACATTGTCGGTGATAAATCCTGATCCCGCAAATGGCGGAACGGATCCTCCAACATTGGATGATGTTAGAATAGCTGCTCCGGCAAATTATGCTGCACAATCGAGAACCGTGACCGCACCTGACTTTATTGCCAGAATACTCAGTCTTCCACAATCCTTTGGGTCTGTATTTAGGGTGTCTGCTCAGAGATCTAAATTCGCTCGCGGAACCATGGATATCAGAGTTGTTTCTAAGGATAAAGACGGAAGGCTAATTACAACGCCAGAGTCAGTGAAGAAGAATATAGCACAACTTCTTTCTCCGAACAGAATGCTTACGGATAACATTCAGATATTGGACACTCAGATTATTAACTTAGGATTGGAAGTTTCTTTGGTCAAGGCGGCCGGTGTAAATATAGATTCTCTAAGAGTAAATGTTCTTAGAGCACTTAAAAATTTCTTAGATATAAATAACTTATTCATTGGTCAGCATTTGATAGAGGATGAGATAAGGTCTGTAGTATTTAATATAGCGGGAGTTGCTGCCGTAAACGAAATTAAGTTTACGAACATAAGAGGAACAATTGACGGTTATGTATACAGCAACACTCGATTTGATATTCCGCCTCCTGCTGAAAGAAGAGGAATATTAGAGTGTCCGAAGAGCGGCATATTTGAATTCAGATTCTCAGAAAGAGATATAAAAGCGAGCATAAGATAAAATAAATATATGATAGCGATACTAAAACCAACAAAAGATACATTTATAACAAATGCGATAATATCTATAACGAATACCGCAGAAAACTCAAATATGGGTCTTGCCGGCGCTTTAAGTATTTTTCATTTTTCTGGCACAAACAATCCGCAATTAATAGATGTCAATCAAAATTCACGCATACTCATGGAGTTTGACCTTGCAAGTTTGGATGCCTATTCATCTTCTGGGATACCATCTCCGCTCTCTGCATCATACTTCCTACAGTTGTTCGACGCACCAGTGAACGAATTTCTTCCGGGTGCATTTCATCTGGTAGCACAGAGAGTGTCCGGCACTTGGGAGGAAGGGAACGGATTTGACCTTCAGGCATATTCTCAATTAGGCGCCGTCAATTGGCTGTCCAAAAGCATAGATTCTCCATGGATTACTCCAGGCGGTGATTTATATCAGACGCCATTTGTATCTCAGTCTTTCTCTAATGGATTTGAGAATTTATACATGGATGTTACGTCCTTGGTAACAGCATCTCTCTTGAATAATGATACAAAGCTCAATGTATGTGTTCGATTGAATAATGAAGAGGAAAATGGCGCTTATCCTGTTGATTACAAAGTGTTTTTCTCCAAAGATTCTCCAAATGAACTTACATATCCTAGATTAATTGTGGGAACATCAAACGATGTGCTTATTTCTCAAAGGGCAGGAATATCATTAGGCTCTACAGGAAGTTTATTTATTACTTATGCCCCAAACGGAACTCTTCAAAATATACCAGATGTTTCAAATGCAGACGATGTGTTAAATATTCAAATATCTTCTTCTATTGGTTATGTATCAACTACATCTGGTTCTTATGTAAAGACTGGATTTTATGATGCTGATATTTTTATTCCTTTTACTGCGGAATTAGCAAGTCACATAGCATCATCGGGCTCAATTATATTTTATGATACATGGACAAGACCATCAGATTCGGCTTTGGTTTACTCAGGCCAGTTTAAAGTTGTAAGTGCGACAAATTCTAATTTAGAAATAAAAGAATATAAATCGTCAATGCCTAAACTTAAGCCTGAGTATATGCCAAGTGAAGTTCCTATGCTGAGAGTTTTTATACAAGACGATAGCATGAATAGATCACCAGTAGCTAGACCAGAATCTTCTCTTTCTTCTTATTTGCCGGGATTAAAATATGAAGTAAGGAGAGGGGATAATCAGGCTTTAGTGATTGAGGCAAGTGATTTCACACAGTTAAGCTCTCATGAAGATGGGAGTTTCTTCTGGTTTCCAATGAGTAACTTGCCGCAAGGGTATTTATATGAATTTAATTTTTACTATAATATAAATGGTCAAGTAATTAAATTAAATAAGAATGGATATCAATTTAAAGTTAATGTAGATACAAGAGTGTAAAAAATGACAAATAAAAATCCTTACATATCATACACTCCACCAGAAAAGCCGATGGTTAGGATTACAAAGCCTTCTGTTTTGACGGATGCTGACTTAGATAGAATAAGAGAGATTAGAAATAATTTCACAGACGAGGCGAAGAGCTTAGATCAGGTATTTGGCGGCTCTGAATATGTAGCAGATCTTGATACTGGCTTAGGATTTACTAGTTCAAACCAATTGGATGTCGATTTTTCTAGATTTGAAAATCATGCATTCTTTGGGTCTGCTGAGCAGTATGTGATAGCTGCATTTTCTAAAATATTGGCGTCGAATGGCGCTATCATTTATCCCTATGCGGCAACTGAGCCACAATATCAGCAGTATCTTAGGGATATGTCTGGTTTTGAAAATTGGGTTTTTGTAAATTTTCCTAAAAATACTGGATTTTTGCACTTTAATGAGCAGACTTACGTGGTCTGCAAAGATGTTCCGGCTTCATTGTTGGCATCAGATAGACAAATATCAGGAACAGAGACATTAAATCCTGTTACAAGTTCCATGACGGTAGAATTCTGGCTTAAGCCTACATTCACTGTATCGCCAGCAACAGGTACGCTGTTTGATTATACAAATGATGGTAATGGATACAAGATAGATGTATTAAGTGGCTCTACAGAGGGAATGTTTTTAAGAACATCAATGATATCTGGCAGTAGAGAAGAGTCTGTGTCTATATCCATTGATGATTCTTTTAATCATTATGCATGTGTATTTGATAGAAGAAGAGAACTTGACAATATCTCAATATATTCAAATTTTGAATTATCAGGATCTTCTTCCAGAAGCAATGAGATAGGCGCCATCAATGTAACTGGCGGAAAGTTTTATATTGGCGCAAATAATCTAAGTGGAAGCGCCGGAAGTGAGTTGCTTTCTGGATCTGTAGATGAATTAAGGGTGTGGAAAAGCATAAGGACGCCAGAGCAATTATCTATCAATTCAAAAAGAACCGTAAGGGCGCAGGATGATTTATTATTGTTATTTGATTTTAATGAAATCAATAATCCGGCCTCAACAACGCAATATGTTATTGATCATAGCGGCCAGGAACTCCATGGCGTAATATTAGGCGTAACGGGATCTTATACAAGACAAACGACAGGCTCTTTAGAGTATGGATTTAATCCAATGCTCTATGAGACTCCAAGTCCTATATTATTTCCTTCTTACGATCCTATTGTTGAATTTTACAAAAAACTAATATCTACGGCAATACAATATGATTTACAAAATCCAAATCTTATTACAAAATTAATACCAGAAGAAATAATGAAAATGTCTGAGACGGGTATTGATCCCTCTATAGAATTAATGAGAAGGAAAGAGCCAGTCACAGAGTTTAGTCAATATATATTTGGCGCATCAATCACTAAACAATCAGATATAAAAGGTGTTTTAGATTCATTTCTTTTTGTTATTGCCAAAATGTTTGACGAACTTAAAATATTCATTGATCAATATAAAGAATTTCAATCAACAAGTTATGGCGGAAGAAGATTTCCGGACAAACTTCTTAACGATATGTTGTCTAGATATGGAATAGATCTCAAAGGCATTTTCTCAGAGACTTCTTTAGATCAGTTTCTAAAAGGAGAGAACGTTCAGATAAATGGTGATGTCATTGCCCAATCATTGGAAGAGATTCGCGGAGTAATCTGGAGAAGAGTCTTTAACTCAATGACAGGATTATTGAAGTCTAAGGGAACTAGAGAATCATTGAAAGGAATGTTTAGGGCAATAGGAATAGATCCTGACTCTAATTTTAGAATTAAAGAATTTGGCGGATTCAATCAATCTATTATAGAAAATAGATTTATCAGAAATTCTAGAAACTTGCCGTTTATTAATTTTAGCAATGAAGATTCTATAGGATTATTTGTTCCTGCATTTTATGTATATGACACATCTATTAAATCCCCAAATACTGGATTTCACATTGAAATGTTGGTTCAGTTACAAAATGTAGGATCAGGAGGATTTCCACAATCATTGGGCAGATTAGCTATTAATAATCCTGTTTCTGGTGAGTATGAAACGTATGGCGAGTGTGTGGCCTATTCTGGTATGGGGGGCGATCCTAGAATAGAATTTAGCTACATGCCAATTTCCTCTACTCTTGGCCCTATAAGAGTCTCTATATCTGGAGATTTCTTCGATGGTAAAATTTATAGAGTGGCTTTCGGAAGGCAATTGCTAACAAGCGGAACATTAGGCGATGTTCAGGGTAACTACTATGTAAGCACAAACTCTGTCGAGTATGACAACTTAGATGAAGTTAAGTTTGCATATGTTGAAAATCAAATTGTCAATAATGATATTATTGCGGATGGCGCAGACTCATTGTCTGTTGATTTTATTGAGGCTAATTTATTCTTTAAAGAAAATATATATGAAAATACACAAATAGAATCTCAAAATGCAAATTTAAGTGGATTTATAAATGCGGAGTATAAAATAACAGAAATCCATTCTTATGATATAGGATTATATAACGAAAATATTAATTACATTCACGCCTTAAATCCATTTAATGTTTCTACTTCAGATTTATCATCGGAGCTAGTTAGGAGAAATATTTCTATTGATCCTCTTACGTCAACTCTTAATAATCTGGGTAATCTTTTCAATGTCGTTCAGTTGGAACAGGCATTGAATGCGGATGAAGATGGAAGATTGTCGATCATTAATGAATCAGGATTTCAAGGATTAGTCCTCACAAATTTCGGCCAGACATTTAATGTGTATGATGGTGTGCCTCAAAATGTGGTAAGTTATTTCTCATCATCTCAAGAAGTAGGAGAAGATCCTAGATTTTTCAATGTTATCAATTACAAAGAATTAACAATGGATTGGGATAGAGCAGGCGCAGACGATTTAGATAGAATTGTTGTGAGAGAGGGCGATGATGCAATTAATCCATCTTTAGATCTTCTTCCTATTTATGATCCTAGAGTTTCCATAGACTTTTCTATTGTTGATTCTTTAAATGATGACATATCACTAATTATTTCAAATTTACAAACATTAGGAAATTCAATATCTTCATTTAAAAACAGATATTTGTATGATTTTCAAGAGCTTCAACATCTAAGAAAAATATACTTTAATAGATTATCTGATAAAATACAATTAAAACAATTTTTTGAATTTTTTAGATATTTTGATGATAATATGATAGATTTTCTTATTCCATTGATTCCGGCCAGAGTTGAGTTCTTGGGTGGTAGATTTGTTGTGGAACCACACGCCTTGGAAAGATCTAAGAATGTATATCAGGACTACAATGGAATGTTTTCTGTTGGGAAGTCCCCAAGAGAAATAAGAAATGCGGCGCAAGTTGGAATAATCACTGGTTACATTTCCAGAGTAGGCTCTCAAGTCGGCGGCGTGACCGCAAATAGCTATCATAATGGCGGCATCAGCCAGAACAATACTAATGTTCCTATTGTTTCTCCATCGAGGGGTGTTTCATATGTTGAGGGCGCAGTTGCTATATCTTCATTGAATGCATTTACATTATCAAAAAATCAATTTGGGCAAAATGTAACAAGATATATAGATTATGATGAATCACTTAATATAAATTTTAAAAATAATCTATTTAATAAGGGAAATTCTGAAATAATGAGAATCTTGTTTGGAGAAGACACATAATAAAATGAATCAAGATAAAATAGAAAAATTAGTAGCAGAAAAAGTAATTAAAAAGCTTCAAGAAAAGAAAGATAGATGTTACAGGAAAGCAAAGGCTACATATGATGTGTTTCCTTCGGCATATGCTTCTGGCGCAATTGTTCGTTGTCGCAAAGGAGAAATATGGAAAGAATCTCCCGAGATAAATAAAGATAACAAAAATAGCATGAATGAAGATGCGTCAATTGTGAATGTGGCTTTGGAATTAGCCGGACTTATTCCGGGAATAGGCGAATTTGCGGACGCGACCAATGTTGTTCTTTATTCAAGAAAAGGTGAGTATCTTCATGCTGCATTGTCAGCAATATCTATCATACCGACAATTGGTGACGCAATAGGAAAGGGAGGAAAACTTGCTGTATTTGCAAGTAAGGTTGCCCCAAAAGGAGGCAAGGTAGAAAAATTAGGAAAAGAAACTGTTGATATGATTATCAAAGTTAAAGATTTAATAAAAAATAATAAGACTTTAATTGATAAAATGTTTGATGCTTTAGAAAAAAATGCTGAAATAGCAAAATTTTTACCAAAAATAAAAGAGGCAATTAATATTTTCCTAACAGAAGATAATAAATTAAATGAAAAAAAAAGAAAATTAGATAAGCCATCATCTGAAGAATCACTAAGAGATTGGTTTGGTAGAAAAGGTGAAAAAGGAAGTAAGGGCGGATGGATAGATTGCAATACTTGCAAGAAAAACAAAGAGACTGGTAGAAAAGAATGCAAGGCTTGCGGCAGATCTGAAGGAGAGAAAAGGTCTAAGTATCCAAAGTGCAGGCCAACGCCATCTCAATGCGACGGGTTTAAAAATAAAAAGGAAAAATAATAATCATGATGTTAATACCAATTAAAGGAAAGTTCAGTAAGAATACTTTTTCTACTGGCGGCGGTGGAGAGCCTATTCCTACTCCATTGGGAGATGCCACATATTGGGGAACATTAGCTGCTTATGCAGATCTTAGTACATTACCGGAAGGAGATATCCGCCAAGGAGATTTGGTAACGGTGACAGATACGGATGGCAGCGGATCTACAGGTGATTTAATATTTTCTGAAGGGATTTGGCGTTTGCAAAGGGCGGTATTCGCTTCCGTTGCATTAATGAACTCATATCCACAGTCTATATATCCCTCTGCATTGGCGGCAATACCATCGGACGATGATACCGGAACTCGCTATGTTTATGCAGGCTCAGAATGGTTCAGGGCACCATATGGAACAAACTTTCAGTATCCTATTCTTTCTTCTGTCGCTGATCTTTCCACAATTGCAGATCCTCAAGATAGCGACCAGGTAATTGTATTTGAAGATCCGTTTGTCGGAAGATTTTTGTATGATGCTTTTCTGCCCGGATGGATGTTGATTGAGGGTTTCTTTGCCTCTGCATCTGCGATGAACGCTTATTCTGATACGAGTATTATTGATGGCGCAGTTGCTTTAGTGGGGGCAACGTCCCCATTTGGTGATAATGCTATTGTTTATATTTATGACGGTGATAATTCTGTGTGGGTACGTACTCCATCAAGTACCAATTATCAATTTCCTCCTCTTTCGTCTATAGGAGATCTTTCAACAATTCTTGATCCTTTAGATCAGGATACAGTAATTGTAATAGATACACCTTTTGCTGTTGGGAAGTTTCGATACAACGGAACTGATTGGCAATTAAATACTGCTTCGTTTACATCGTTTTCCCAGATGACTTCGTATGCCTCTACTCCGATTGAAACGGGATGTGTGGCTTTCGTAGAAGAATCAGGGGACTTTACCGAAAACGCAGTAGTTTATCTTTATG